TCTGTACGCTCGCACTTCATGCAAATAGATGATTCCGTTGCGTTGGGATAGATAACAAGCCGCTGTTTCGTCTGTACCCCTACCGGATGGGTCGACACTGCATATGGTTTCGTTATATTCACTCCATTCTCCTTGCATTTGCATAGGTGTATAGAAATAGTCTCCGGGTAGTCCGACTGTTGGAGCATCTTTGATGACATTTGCGGGATCTGAGCACCATATAACGTTTTCGGGTGCAGACTTAGGATTAACGCTAGTAATAATAAGATCAGCCATCTTAAGTGGGAACTTTTCTGCATCTGATAAGCTTGTGTCTAGTTGAAACTGTAGCATGTAGTTAGATCTACCCATAGATGCTTCCCTCTCTAACAGGTCTTCATCTGTGAATCTATCGTCTGTTGGAGCCCATTCTTCTGCTCCATTGTCTATATCTGCCTGTAAATCAGGTGCTAAGAGCCCTTCGTACTGTGTGATGGACTTACCTCTTGGGTATCTTGCTGGCCAAACCAAGGGACGATACGAACGCTCTGCCAACTTACGATAAATAGTAAAAGTAGTCTGAGGAGTCCCGAGATACATAATACGGCTATCGCTCTTCGGGGTAAGGATCGACTCCGCTTCAGTACATAATTGTAGTAGCTTCTCACGCATAAGCTCCGTCATACTGTTGCCCGGAACCTCTACGTCGTCTAAAATCATGAGATCTGCTCGGCTTCCGGTGAGTTGCCCAGTGATTCCTACCGATTTGACGCTTGGAGCTTGGTGTGGAGAACAATTTACGTCGAAGCTGATGCGACTCCAACGAGAATCGTCCGATTTGGGTTGTAGTTGACTTAGCCATGGTGTGTCTATGATAAGTTTCTGTAAGAAGATCGACATATTATCCGCTCTCTCCTTAGAAGCGGAGATTATCATTATCTTTCGCTCTGCATCGTTAAACAATGTCCATAATACAAAGGCTCCTGTAATCCAGCTCTTGCCTACACCACGGAAAGCCTGTATTTGTAGTCGCTTGGGTCCGTGCTGTAGGTAGTCTGCTATAGCATACTGTGCTCTTGTAGGGGCTGGCAGATGTAATTCATGCCATAATGCTTGCAAAAACAGCTTAAAATCTTGTTGTAGTAGTGCTAATCTGTTATCCATTATGGTTTAGGTAAATCTTTTATGTTATCTAGCAATCCTGTTTTGTCTATATTTTCAAATAGTATTTCCATCTGATCCATAGAACCTTTAAACTTAGCTCTCATCTGCTTAGGCGTTAGGTTGCTGTATATCATATCACGTGTAAATCTAGCAAACATAGGCGAAAAAATAATTTTTTCTTGGGGCTTGCTCATTCTGACAGACATTCTTAGCACTGGATTAAATGTATCACGTAGTCTTTGGTGCATAAGTATATCTTTAGCTATCTCAGCTATCTGATCGTTAACAAGCTTAGACGAATAGCTCTTGCCAGTAAATTTAGATGTTAAAGCTGGTATCATACCATCCTTATCCATATCAAAGAATAGATCAGCTAGCTCATCAAAGTTCTCAATAGGGTCAGTAGATAATGGTGACTTACCAACAGCTTGTTGAATCTGACCCATCATGCGTTTAACTAACACTTCTCCTTCTTTCATTCTATCAGCAAATTCGCCTGCAACTGCTTTTCTACCGGCTTCGCCTGATTTAATCTTAGCATTACGTGCCGGTGTAAAAAACTTAGTAAAATGAGCGTACGGATCTTTAGACTTGTTAGGGTTAAAAATACCTAGGGCATCTTTAAAGTATTTTTGATGTAATATATAGTGTGCTTCTTTAAAAGCCCCACCAAACACTTCTACTAAATTACCAGCTGTAAGTTGATCTGTAATTGTACCTGTAACCTGATTAGCTCCCGGGAAAACACCTTTTTTATAAAACACTTCCATTAAATCATACCACTCGTCACTCTGCCATTTTAATCCATCAAATAACTGAGCTCCGATGTTTAAAGGTACAATGTGATGTAATTCTAGTTTATGTCCAGCTAGGTCTGGATGTTTTGCGAAGAACTCTGCAAACTCACTTTCCATTATAGGTTTTAGTAGCTCTTTAACTTTGTTATAGTTACCTTTAGAATAACGCTTACCCATAGAACCAAAGAACTCAGTAATACGTCTATCTTTATTTAAGAACCATTTTTCATAGTCAAAAATTCCATCTCTAAAAGCAGCTCTAGAAAATACAGCATTAGCTTCTTCACTTATACCTTTATCTCTTAGAGTAGGCATATATTTACTACCATCTCCTGTAATAGTTCTATTCGCTTTGAGTATGTCTATATGAGACTGAGCTCGAGCTGCCTCATCTGTTCCTTTTCCAGCATCTCTTTGTTTTCTAAGTATGTCAAGAGCACTGGCTTGTTGTGCAGCTGCTTCAGCTTCATCTAAATCTTGAAAATTCATTTTAGAAAGTAAGCCTTGTTCTGTTAAAACATCATCTGTTGACTTACCTGTAATCCTACCAACTTTATCTGCACCTTTAATCATTTCTTCATAGTCAGCGTCGGTAATTCGTTTTGTACCTCGGCTAATACTATTTGCTTCTTCTATAATTCTTTTAGGTATTTTAGCTTTCTTAGCTTTTAAATACATCTTGACAGCTTTTCCGCCACCTTTTAATACTCGACGTGGTATATAACCAAGCCCAAGTGTAATTAAGTCAAGACTATCAGGTACAAGCATTTCACCAGCTAGTGCAGCTATCATATGATCTTCTGATAGCCCACCAGTTAGTGCTTTGATTGCTTGTTGTCTTGTGCCGTGTATACCGATTGCTTTATCTAGCTTTTCTGGTATAGATAGTGCATACTTAAAGAAGTCACCTGTCTTAGCTGCAAATGACTTACTTTGATCATAGTCCTGTCTGTACTGATTGTCAGGTTTTATATTAGTATTTAATAAATAATCTGTTTCTTCATCATACAGGAGGTTAGGTTGTTTCTGTTCAATCATTTGTAACTCTTAGGTATAACAATTCCAGTACGTTTAGTAAAAGCTTTGTTTACGTCTACTGCTTCTTCTTTAATTGAAGCTTTAGACTCTTCTTCTTCTTCTTTCGCTTTTACTGCTTGTTCATACTGATAGTATGTCATGTTCTTACCAAATTTATTCATCGCATCAGGATGATTAAATTTCTTTTTCTTATTTTCTATTTCTTTTAGCTGTCTTTCTTCAGATATTCTAAGAGATAGAGCATCAGTAATATCTCCTATAACTTCTGCATCTACTTCTTGTAAACCTTTTATCTGTTTAGTTCTAGCTTCTGTATAAGGTTCTAACACACTAGGAAAGTCAATCTGAAATATAGGTTTAACATATTTGTTATACATTTCTAGTCCATTAGTTCTCATATAATATAATCTAGGGTTTTCTACTTCTCCTTTATCATTAAGAAAGACTTGTTTACCATCTTTAAAGTAGACACCCGGTTTAAATCGTTCAGCCATAGCGTATGTGTGTTGAAATAAGTTTTTCTCTGTCTGGCTTATGACCAAACGTAGCTCTCATCCAGTTGAGCCATTCTCTACTACCTTTTTCCTGATTGCATCGTCGACACGAGGGTACAACATTCGCTGTAACATCCTCTCCCCCTTTACATTTAGGGCGTACGTGGTCGATAGTGAGGTTGTGTAATTCATGAAATTCTCCGCAATAAACGCATTGACAATTAAAGTGCTCTTTGATAGCCCTTCTCCAGAGCCGTTTTGATTCTGAACTTGTCATGGTTATTAAATTTTGTAAATAGTAATCAGGGTTAGGTAGTAATGGGGTCATCGTTTAATTTTAAGTCTGCTTCTTCTGTTAATAGATGGCTTTTGTTTTCTGCCACGGGTTTTACTACCCTTATAATGGGCGGCATCCAACCCGTCACGGTTGCCATATGTACCAAGTTTTCTATTAAGTTTGTTTGCATTGACTCTAATTTCTAGACCTTTTTTAGTTTTGTTGTATTTGCGTTGCTGCTTACGCCTTCGAGCGGCAGCCTTTGGATTCTTCTTGTAATACTTAGAAGTCTTACTTGCCATATACTTTCCTCTTTACGAGAGCTGGGTCAACAGTAGGTAGAAGTTTGTTTAGCTTATCTAAAGGACTACCATCAAAAGCTACACCTGTTATGTCGTTGGTTTTTAGCCAATCGCAAGCTGCTTTTAAATCTTGTGTAGTCGCTTCTCCGCTTCTTATTCTACGTAGAAAGTCCTCTGTAACAAGATAGTGTAGCTCGTTAAAACTTTCTTCAGTGGCTTTTTTAGGTAGTTTCTTTAGTTGTTCCATTATACTCTAGGAAATGTTTCGTCATACAAAGCTTTAGCATCTGAGTGCTTGCCTTCTTTAGTTAGTTTTTTAATACTTTTTAAAGAGTCAGATTTTGCTTGCTGACTAGGAGTTTTACGACCCATAGCTAACTTTGTATCTTGCTCATCAAATGGTCTAATTGCTTTAGTTTGTGCCATTACTCTATTTCTAGTCCTTTTTTAACTATAGCTAGTGCTTTGTCATCTAGCTTGTTGTCTGTTTGTTCTACTAGCTTTTCTAGTAAATCAACTACAAATTGCTTAAACTTAGGGCTTTTTAGTCCTGTTAAAACAAGTGGTTTAATTAGTCCTAACATTATTTAGTCTCCTCTTTTTTAGTTTTCTTTTTAGCTGCTGCTTTAGCTGCTGCTTCTCTTGCTGCTCTTTGTAATGCTATTGTTGATGGCATGGTGTTAAAATAATAAAAATTTCTTTTGTTTTTTAGGCGGCTTAGTTTTGACTATAGGTATGATATCCTGACACAGCTTTGCATTAGGTGTGTTAGGTCTATACGTAAAGCCTTTTCTTTGTAAGTCCGCACATTTATGTGCTCGTGTAATCTCGTACTCAAGCTTCATCTTCTCCTCATATCTCTTCGCCATTTCTTTACACTGTTTATATCCTGACTTATCTAGAGGAACCATAAAGTTAATCTGGAACCCCCAGTTTTCTGCTAGGGTGTAGCTAGTAGGTTGCATAAACTCATCTAATGGTTTGCTGTGATTACCCATATAAAAAGGGCTAAACGTCATTGTAGATCCATTACATTGTATATTTGGACCGTATATCTGACGTGATGACGCACCATTATTTTGAAACTGTACAGCTTGGTTAGTTACGTTACCAGTAGCAGCAGCTACAGGATTGCTGACATTTGTATCTTCAGCAAATACAGGTGTACTTATTGTGCAAAGATAGAGTAAGAGTTTGTAGTAGAATCTGTTTCTATAGTTCTGTCTATTGTTATTGTTTCTATTGTTCCTGCGTCTCTTGTTGTTATTGATAGATCCCATTCGGTTGCATTTGTTGTAACTGAATATGTTGTATCGGTTGCACCAATCGCACCACTTGGCGTAATATTTGTACCAGACCAAGTTTTGACTTCGGCTCCTAGTACGTCGTGTACTATCTCTTCTGTTATGGTTTGAGTTGTAGTTGTTGTACTCTGCATACTGCCTGTTGTAAACTGAGGCGTCACAGTGTTTGCTCTTGCAGCTGCGGGTGACAACAGGGCTAAGAGTAGTATCCATCTTTTCATGTCTTTGTAGTTGGTTGTTTTTTCATCATTGGACATTCGGGTGGCTTACTACTACCGTTTTTACCAGTCGTCAAACCGAATGTTGCAAGTGCACCCGTAAAGACGCTGGCGACGAAAGTGATATCTGAATTACCAGATTTTTTAACCATTGGTATTTCTACATAGTTCATCGTAATGATAAAACCTGACCAGACAACTACACCAAGCCTTACAAATGTTCCTAATATTTCTATTTGATGTTCTTTGTCTTCAGCAGCCTCTTTTAACTTGCTGATGAGTCCTTTTTTTTCTGGCGGTTTTGTCTCCATTTATTTATTTTATTTTGTAGTAATTTCTGAACTTTTTTACGTACCCATTCAACTAAAGGCTGTGTAAGCGTTGTAGCTGCTACTGCTGTAATCGCTGTTGTAGCTGCCACTACGACAACCTCTGTTGAAGGTCGAGGCACTGGTTGTTTAATAAACGGTATTTTAAGGGTAGGTGGTTCGGGTGGTTTTTCTTCTACAGTCTTAACTGGCTCCTCTTCCTGATCTCGTAGATCGCTAGGAGGAACTACCATAGGTTTATAGTATGGTACATCAGCTGTAGGTATAGGTATTTCGACAGTCTCTATCTTTTTTATATCAGGTAATACTATGGTGGGTAAGTCCACTATCCTGCTATTTCCATAGCTATAAGTGATGTCATTGATCTTCCTTGTGCAATACTAGAATTATTACCACTTGTTATGTTTCCGTTTAAGACAAAAGCATAACTAGAAGATTGACATATAACTTGTACTTTATAAGTAACTGCACTTGTTGTACTAGGATCATCTACTCCGTTAAAACCAACTCCTCCGGGCATATGGTCGTTGTTATACGCCCAACCATGACCTTTAAAAGTAATTCTATCTCTATTTCCATCAGTAGCACCATTTAATTTGTTATCATTACTGTAACCGGCACCACCAATATCTCTCATAACTCTAATTCCGTTACCATAATCTAAATTACTTTTGTTCACTCCAGCTGCTCCCATACTACACATAAGTAGTATTTTACTTGAAGTTGCACTAGGAGTTATAGAAATACTTAAATCAGTTATATCTGTCCAACTTGTACTACTTGTAGTAAATCTATTACCTTTAAAAACATTTACAGCTTGAAGAATTTTACCTGTACTTGTATTAGGAAACGCTACCTTACCATCTGAACTAAGCGTAATCCCGTCAGAACCAGCTGACGAGTTACGTATTGAGTCTACGATTATTCGTGACATTATTTACCCTCCTATGGTTTTGGGTATTTATCTTTAATTGCTTTAATATCTGCTTTC